ATAAAGTTGTACTCTTCTTGGTTCTCATCATTCTCCCATGATGGTTGGGTTAGACCTTTCGCTTCTGCTTCTTGGATCTCTGCGAAGGTTTCAATAATCTTTGCTCTTCCTGCGTCATTATTGATTTGTCTTTCCATATCTCTGGTAAGACGAATCTCTGCAGCAGTTTGGCTTTTTAAGTGTTGGTTTTGCGACATGATATCTCCTAATCTACATTGTTATACTTCTATTTAGTATTATTGGAAAAAGTACTCTACCGATTTTTCAGGTTGCGACACAACTATTTAGTGATTTCTATAATTCAGAATCTATAATCTTAATAAGCAACTCTGCATAGTTAGGATTAGTAGAGAAAGATTCTAAATGATAGGCAAGCACTGCTCCAGATGCACCACTATCCCTGTGCTTTCTTAGTTCTTCATAGAAGTGTAGGTCGTTAAGAATACGAACTACATCCTTTACACTATCGCATTTATATGTGTATGCTTTTACTGCCCAGCCATGCCATTCGTTATGGTGGGTTATCGGTTTTACATGTGGGGTATTTTTATCCCAAGTTCTTATACCGAATAGATTATTAGCTTCCTTTGCCAATCTACTCTTACCATACCCACTTTCCAGTATGGCTTGTGCTATAATTAACTCCCTTGGGAAGTGACGAGATTCAGGTTGTTTATGATAAATGTTATCAATACACCTGTGCATTGAGTTTATGAATGCACTTCTAGTCGAGGTATCAAAAGTATCTACCTGTGGTGCATATATCTGGGCAGCAGTAGCTGATATCCCTATGACACCAAAGACTATCATTATTAAGAGTGGCTTTAGTCTAAACATAAGTCCTCCTTTCGTGACAGGTTATATTTATTAAACGAGGATATGCACCTGTTTAATTAAGGATACTAATTCTCTAATTCGCTGTATATCTGGGTGTTTGTCATTTAGATATACACCCATAGCGATAGAGACAGCAGTCCTAACATCACCCTCAAAAGCAAAGTCACCATTTTTTACTGTATCAAGTCTATCATCCATTGGACCATAGCAAGTAAAATCTTTTATGGCTTCTACTACAGTTTTACAAATATCATCATAATTAACGAATAGATCTTTCTGAAAAAACATCATACTTTGCGTAATATCATGTACCAGTTCTCTAGAGTTAATTGTCAATGCAGCAGCAAGGCAGTAAGCATCTCTTAACACTCTTGTTTCATCTTTGAGTGCTAATAGATCTGCCTTTACATCTGGTGCAAAGTTAGGGCAACCTTCGGCATAGTTGACAAACCATTCGTCAATCTCTTCAGGTTGTCCCCAAACTTGGGGATCTTCATATTCGTTTACCATCCACCATCATCCATTGCTTTATCCTTTTTCTTACGAGAAAAGAATTTTTTAAACCCACCTGAGATACCCCAGAGAGTAAACCAGCTGGTGTTAAACAAAAAGATAAGGAGTAATAATACCATTGCAAAGTCGACTAGACCTGCTTGTAGATATCCATACTCCATTAGTTTGCCTTCATATGTTTAAGTGCGTCAAGCATTTTTTCAGCACTAGATACTTCGAATGGATCTTGGATTGGGCATGCTTCTGGCTCACCCCATTCAGTGTATCTTACTTTAATTTCAGCATTTTCAACAAACATGCAGTATCTCCACGATCGCATACCGAAGCCACGATTCGTAAAGTCATTTATCATGTTTACACTTCTTGCGAAGTCACCATTACCATCTGGCAATGCTTTTACTTTTGTAATGCCTTGTTGTTCAAACCAAGCATTCATAACAAAAGAATCGTTTACTGATGTACAGTAAACTTCATCAACACCCAAGTCTTTGAAGCTGTCATACAACTCTTCAAACTTAGGCAACTGGAATGCCGAGCAAGTTGGTGTAAATGCTCCTGGCAATCCAAACACAACTACCTGCTTATCATTAAACAGATCCTGTGTTCTTTTTAAGACCCAGTCGTCATTCTCACGAATGTAGAAGACTTGGTCAGTCAAACGATTTACCATTTACTTCTCCTTCATTTTTCTAAATGTTTCTCTCAAGTCGAGAAAGTCTCCGATGTAGTCATCCCTTTTACCATCCATAAGTTGGACTCCTTCATCTTCAACATTAATTATCAGGAGCAACCTTTCAATAGGTGTTCCTGTCCTTTCTTCATACATAACAGCATAGGCTGAACATTGCATGAAATAATCTTTAACCCATTCCCTCTTCTTTAGTTTAGCAGAGGTCTTGAAGTCAATTACAGTCAGCTTACCATCATACTCGCCAATACAGTCAACAGTTCCTGCTGTTTGTAAGTGGTCAGAATATAATTGAGTTTCTAAACAGTGAATGTTGTTTATCTTGTTCAAGTAAGGTATCATCTGTCCGAAGTCACTTCGAGTAAAATCGTCAGACTTATCACCCTCGTTCAGAAGATATTTTTCTGCGAGTGAATGTATGGTATTACCACGAGCGAGTGCTCGTCTTGAAATTTTATTAGCTTCTTCTTCGCCAACCTTATCTTTCCATGCTTGAATAGATTCTTGGTTGTGAAGTCGAGTGACTGATGTGACTGATGGATATTTTGCCCCAGTGGGAGTTTCATAGTATCTCCCACCTCTGGCATTCACCTGCACAAGTTTGCCTATTTCAACAGGCACATGATTAAACATAACTATTTCTCAATATTAATCGGCTTTCCATTTTTATCCTTGTGGAACTGCTCGTCCCACTTGGATGTACTTTTTCGGTACTTGTATATGATACTCTTTATTTTCTTAAAAGTAAAGTCCTTAAACTTCTTCAAGAGCGACCATAAGTCTTTCAGCACGATTTGGTACCTGTTTATGCCAACGACTATCCCTTCCTTCAATTGCTGCCTGTGCCCAGTTGCCCTCTTCAACAGCTTTCTTCATGTTCTTAAACTTCCCAAGTCTGGGAGCTCCCATGTTGAAACACATGTTGATGAGTACTCTTTGAACCACATCAGGATAGCTATCGATATCTGGATATACTTTCTTGACTTCCGTCACGAACTTTTCTACATCCTCGTCGAATACTTCCCAGCAACGATCTTCTGATACAGGTGTTCCTACAGGTTTACCATACTCCTCGTCATCTTCTGTGACAAGGTGTCCGATACCAAATGTAGGATAACCTAGATGGTCATTGTAGATTTCAAATTTAACTCCTTCATCACGAATGAGTTCTTCTCTTAGTTTTTCTCTGTCAAATGACATAGATTTACTCCTTAAATTTATAAAGGTGCCAAGGGTGGAATGGCACAACTTTCGCATTCCTCCTACGAAACCGAAGAGGTTGTTTACCATTTACTGCTCCACTTACACCTTTAATTTCTTTTTTGCTTTTTTCAAAGCAGCAATCAACTTGGCTTTAGTTTGTCGCTTGTCTAGTTCAATACCAATCTTACGACCTAGTGCTTCAAGTTCATCTTTCGTTTTCTTTTCAAGATACTTAAAGTCATCGGCATTAATAACACCATCTTTATTTGTATCAAGAGCAGGAAAGATTTTCGCTGCAGCACATTTTAACCAATCAATAATCTTTTGCATAATATCTCCTTAATTATTTTTTAGTATTAATTTTAGCAATCCAACCTTTTACAGTTGACTCAATCCAACTTGCCCAGATAGGCTGTGGAAAGTTCCAACCAATAAAAGCACCGACTGCCAACCAGAATAGAATATCTAACATTATCGTTTACTCCTTTTTTGTTTAGGTTTAGTATCTTCAGCAGTAATCTTAGCAATGATATATTCTTTTACTAAGTCACTTCTGACGATATCGTTTACAGTAAACTCGACACGAGCATAACTATTCATATGTCTGACTATCTCCATGAAGTTGAAAAGACCTTCTCTTTCTGTGCCTTTTCTTAAATCAGTTTGGCGATAGTCCCCACAAAACACAATACGAGAATGGTCACCCACTCTAGTAATAATTGTGTCAAGTTCTTCCCAGTTTAAATTTTGACATTCATCAACAATAACAATAGTGTTGTCAAATGTCAATCCCCTTACGAAAGATGTAGAAGCAAAATCTAAATTACCTTGCGACATCAACCTATCGTATGGGTCGGGATATACCAAGTTATCTGCTTTCTTAGTGAACAGAGCAGATGCTATATGTTTATATGGCAACTGATACTGCTCTAACTTTTCTTCCAGATCTCCTGGCAGATGACCAATCTCTCTACTTTGTACAGCAGATCGAATAATCAAAACTTTTTCAAACTCTTTGTTCAGTACAGACTCTAATGCTTTATACATAGCAATATAAGTTTTACCTGTACCAGCTACACCATGAGCCATGATGATTTGCTTAGATGAGTCATTGTAGAAGTCAAAAAACTTCTTCTGACTTTCGTTGAGAGGATCGACTTTTCTTAGATCGCCGATCTTCAGTTTGGCTTTAGTAGAAGGACTCCCCTCTACTTTTTTCGCTCTTG